TTGACGTTGGTCTGATCACTGTAGAGCAGCGATCGAAGACCATTGTAGGCAACGACGCCCGTTGCACCGGACGCCGTTGTCGATACCGTGAGATTGAACGACCCGGTGGAATTATTCTCCACAACGAACAGACCGCCGACCGCTGCAGTCGTCGAATTCGGAGAGAGCGGCAAATAAAGGTTGCGGGCGCCCGTAAACGTTCCTGTGATTGTTTGGGCAAGATTATTCCACTGCACCTGCGACAGTGTCGCGTCGGCCGATGTGAGGGTGACCGATTGCGTGTTGCCGAGGACGAGATCCAATTGTCCAATGGTGCCGGTGTTGAGGATCCCGCCCCAGGTTCCCGCATCACCGCCGACGGTCGGTTGCGTCAAGGATCTGTTGTTGGTGACTGGGTCGGTCATCTCATCTCCTCTACGGCGACCACGCCGCCGCAATCATGATCGATGCGCCACTCAACGACACGGAAACGGTCAGGCTTCCCGTTGCAGGGTTTGCGTTGCTGGCGAGGGACTGCGTTGCGGAACCACGCGTTTGCGTGTCGTCTGCGGTGACGCCCGTCCATGTCGCCGAGCCATTGGTTCCGCTGGAGCCGACGGCGATCACCGCCGCCCCCGTTGCAATCGTGAGCGAACCGCCGCTGCTGGTGATGGTCGACGCCGGTGTCGCCGATGGCGCATTCACCAACGTATAAACCGCGCATTCCGCGGTCATCGTGGTGCCGTTCGCGGTCACGGTGCCAGAAGCGCCAGTCGGAACGGAGGCTACCCATATCTGAACGAACAGTGATCCGGATGTCTGCTCAAGCGCCTTGGTTGCGCTTACCCCGGCGATCGTGAGCGAGGATGGGCGCGTCGCGGCGAAACCAGCAACGGCTGCGACGACAAGACGGCTTGGATTATTCGACCCGAAGTTCGCGGTGAAACTGAAACTTGAACCGTTGGTGACGCCGCCGTTGCTCTGAAACGTCAGAAGAACTTTTCCAGACGCAGGAAACGGCGCCCCGAACGGCATCACTGCATCGCCTTCACGAGGTAAGCCGTGCGAACGCTCCCAGCGTCGTTTTTGCTGCAGTAAATGAAAATCTGGAACTCGTGCCCGCTTGTGGTGTCGAGAGCGTCACCTGTATATTGCTTGGTGAATCCGGAAAAATTGACCGTTCCTGCTGAAGCCGTATTGGTGATGTAGAGTTCGATATCTCCCACAACGGACGGGGCGGCGATTGTGAACGTCGCATTATTGGTGAGCGTCTGCTTCAAATTATTGACCGAGGACGGGGTAATGGTCCCTGTGCCGTTCCCGAGGCTGAACGGCGTCCATGTGAACCCACCGGTGATGGTCTGACCGCCTCCCGTCGTGAGCGCATTGAGGGCGGTTCCGGCGGTCTGCACGAATGCCGTGGTGGCGACACGATCGGAATTATCGCCGGCAGACGGCGTTGGCGCGACAGGCGGACCGAACATGGTTAGTGGAATTCCCAGATTGTCAGGGCGTTGTTGCTGCCGGTGCTCGCGAACGCAGAGAAGGCCGCATTGGCATTGGCAAATTCCACGGATGGAAACGGCAACCTGTCGCCCGGAAGAATGAGAAAGGCCCCGCCAGGCGCGGCGAGCGTTGGCGGGCTGCCGATCGCGGAGGGATAGACGTAGACATTGATGCTCGATGACGGAAGATTGGGATTGTGAAACACGACCCCGTGCCGTGTTGTGCTGGTACCGAGAACCGAGATCGAGGCTGTGCTCAGATTGTTGACACCGGTTGCAACCGGCGACGTCGCCGTGGTTGCCGGCGGAAAGGCATTGGACAGCGACGCGTTGACGGTAGCGGAAGAATTTACAACATCCTGCGCCAACGTATTGATCGCCTGCACCACCTGCTGGCCAACGACAACGAGTGCTTGCGCCCCTTGATTTGATGGTCCCTGATAGGGATTGGTTGAAGTGCTCGCAGGGCTTTGCGTCGGGCTATCCATCAGCGTCGCCCGTCAGGTGCAAACCGATAGCGGTTGAGGCCGATGCGCCAGAAAGTTCCGGCATCCGCGCCCGCGACCGTGATTGCCACCTGCCGTCCGCGCAGCCGCGGCATGAACGATGGCGACGACGCATTCACGGTGTAGGGGCCGTAGGTGACCGGGATGTCGGACGGATAATTGATGCTTGAGAGCGTAACCTGCAGATTGGCATTCTGCGTCCCGCCCTGCAGGCCATACTTGAAATCCGGTATGAACTCCAAAACGACGGTGAACTGCTCGGCGTCTCCGATCACGGCATAGCCCGAGGTGAACGTCGGATTGAGCGGAACGCTATCCCCGTCGTAACCCTGCTCGTGCTGATAGATCACGCCGTTGACACCGGCCATGATCGGGGTTCCGAGAACCGATTGATCAATCCCCGCAGATCGACCTGTCGATGGAAGCTTTCCATAATCCCATTCACCCTCGGTCGGGTTGAGTTTGACATAGGAGTCGTTTTCTCCCGTTCCTCCCGAAAGCGAGGGAAAATGCCACCAGATTTCATTGAAGGTTGAATTGGGGACGCAGCGAATCTTGAAGGCGTTTGTCGTGTCGAGATTCTGAAAGATGTAGTCCCACACCGTACAAGGAATGGATTGCGGCGCCCCTCCTGGGGTGATCATGAAAAACTGCTTCTGGCTCATCCAGAACACCGTACTGCCCAGCATGCCCATGGCATGAGAGCCGATCAACCCACACCCTCCCATCAACTTGTTGAACCCGAACACGTTAGGTTGTCCGATGAATTGCATTGCCCACAATTCGATGTCGGTCCAGATCAATTGCTGATTGGCAACCGACATGCCGCCCACACACATCGATCCGGACGGGATCTGAAAGTTGCCAGCGGAATCCGTCGTCAGCGGCACCCAGTTGGTGTAATCTCCAATCGTCGACCATGAGACCTGGAGCGGATTTGGCGCTCCCGTTTTCGATGACCCGTAAGCCACCACGATCTGAAACGGCATCGCCACGAAGATGCCCTGATTGACCACGGGCGCGGTCGAAACCAGTTGCGCCGTCTGAAATCCTGAATTGGGTGTCCACTGATAAATCCCCCCGCCTTGCGGGCAGGTGAGCAGGATCTGACCCCAATTGCCTGAGGTCCAGTCGATGGCCGTGATCGGCGTGCCGGTTCCCGACGGACCCGAGATCCCAAACCCGTATGTGCCGGCGCCGTAATTGCCCGTTCCGTATCCAGCCGCCGACGGCTGCGGCCCGATCGCGATATTGTAGACGAATTGGACGTTTCCCGAATTCTCGGAGAAGCCGCTGCTCGCGGTAGCGGCGTTCGCGGCAAAGATCACAAAGTTGTTCGCGTCCGTCACCGACTGCACGACATAGGTGCCGAAGATGGTCACCCCATTGCCGGTGGTCGAGACCAGGAACGGATAGGTTTGCCCCGCCGTGGCGCCGTGATTATTCAGCGTGACGGTGACCGACGCTGATCCGCTCGATGTCGTGAACAGCGGAACGGCGCCCCCGTTCGATACGCCGGCCACACCCTTTCCTGCTACCGTGATCTGGTAGACATGCGTGCTGATCACGGAGGTGATCGCATAGAGCCCCTGGATCACCAAACCATCGATCGCAACCGGTGTGGCGATGAAGACCGAATTATTGGTGGTCGGATTGGAGATATTGGCATCGACGATCTGCACGACGCTCGAGTTCGCCGAGGTGGTGAAGTTCGGAGCAGTATTCGTTGTAGTCTGTTGCGGCGTGATATTGGTCAGAGCGTTATTGGAGATGACGCTGAGCGATGCCGTCGATCCGACCGCGAGCCAATCATTGCTGGAGAGATCCTGCCATGCGTGCAGTTCGCGCGGAATCGATCCGACCGAAAACGGATAGAACCTTATCCAGCCACCGAGTTTTTCGATCAGGCCTTGTTTCCAGCGGATCAGGTTGCAGCTTGCAACGCCGGTCTGGTTGATGGTCGGGGTTTCTGTGGTGTTTACGCCCGGAACGACGCGAAGTTGATGGTGAGGCATGGGTTCACCGTGTCGCAGTCGCTATCGGGGTTGGGCCTTGCGAGGCCCATGTGCCACTTTGGAAACGCTTCCTCGCCTCCTCAGTGACCGCGCCCTTGAGGAGCTGTTGATACTGGTTTTCGTAAGAA